ATTGAAAGACAAAGGGTGATGGCTGACGCTATGGCAAAACAAGCTAAAACTGAAATTGATATGGCTAAGCTACAACAAAAGGCTATGATTGACGCTGCAAAATTACAGCAAACAGCAGAGTTAGCTGCACAAAGAAATAACATACAAATGCAAAAATTAAATGCCACTCGCCGTAGGTAAATCTCAAAAGACAATATCTAAAAATATTAAGATGTTGAAAAAAGAGGGTAAACCCATGAAACAAGCAGTTGCAATAGCTTTATCTAAAGCTGGTAAGAAAAAAAAGAAACGAAAAAGAAGTTGATAAATATCAAATTGTGTCCATAATAACTATATGGAAGCACCACAAATAAATAAAATAGTAGATGATTTAATAACTTATGCTTTTCAAGACAGTTTTTCTGAGGAAGAAAGAATGGTGGTAGCATCTTTGTTTATGACAGCAGCTCAAATGATCTATTTACAAACAATGGGCGAAAGTGGTAATAAGGCTTTTGAGAATGATAAAGATAACATGCTCAAAATGAAAAAACCAACGTTACACTAAGAGGTCTTATGAAATTTAAAGAAGCAAAAATAGAAACTGTAAAGTCTACTAATCCGTTTCCTAACCCTACTGTTGCTAATACAGCTGCTGTTACAATGCCAGCGTTTGTTGTTAAAGATAACAAGGGTCCTGGTCCAAAAGGGCAGACTAGCAGGCAACAAATCAAAAAAGTTGCATTTAAAGGCGTAAAGTAATAAAACCCTCATAACAAGGAGGTTTCTATGAAACTTTTAACAGATCTCTGGGATCATTTAAAAGAATGGTCTGATTGGAGCATGAAAGACTGGATTAAAGCTGGAATTGTGGCTATAATCGTAATCATATTAATTGGAGCAATATAAAAAGAATTTATGGTATGGCAATTACTAGCAAAACCACTTCTTGGCGTCGTCGCTGATGGCGTCAAGGGTTTTGTCGAAACAAAAAAAGCAAAGCAAGAATTAAAACTTACTGAAAT